CCCCCATGATTTGACTCCCAACGTCCAGCAGCTTTGGAGTCAGCTGCAAGTGTAACTTCTGGAAATACTTTTTCATAATCACTAGATTCTATCATGTTTTTAGCTTTACGTCCAAAACGTATTGCTAGCTCACCTGTGTGCGTGGTTTGTATAAGCTTGGCTTTTGGATGACGACCCATGTAAAACGCAGGAAACAAATTAGATGCAAACTCTGACTTTGTATGTCTTGGTGGCATGTTTACGATTAAACGTTTTAACTCACCGTTTGCAATACGATTTAGTTTTTCTGCATATATCTTATGGTGTTTGCCTTCTACAAATTCTGGCCAAACTGTTTTTACAAATTTTAAAAAATCACCTTGTGCTTCATCACGCTTTTTGTCCATAGCGTTTTTAAGAAGTAATTTAAGTGTATTAGTATCTAAAGATTCTAAACTAGAAACGTTTTCCATTTTTTAAAAATTTTTTAGGTAGGGTACCTTATAGCATACTTAAAACAATTTTTCTAGTCTTTGACAGTCTCAGACTGGCAAGCAATAAAAATTAAGCATGCTTATGCAGAAAAGGGGGGTGTAGGCCCGTCGTTTGCGCTCGGGCGCAGTTAAGGACCTGGGCGCCTGCGACATAATGTCGCGCGGCAAATTGTCGCACCCGGGCACAAGTTATCCACAGGATATACACAATGTTGCACAAATACAACAACATATATTATCTGTATATGGTAATAGATATATAGAAATAGAAAGAGGTAACTATGACTAAACAAGAATTCAAGACAAGTGTAGGACAAAACAAAATCTTCTCTTGTAAATGGATTAACAACAAAGGCGAAGTGTCTGTGCTTAAGAGAGGTATCTTAGGAACTAATGCTTGGCGACACACTAACATAGCTACACAAGGTAGCGTTAATGAACATGACAAATACGTATTAGCATATCGTATTGGTAATGGTTTATCTGATGACAATAGACGTTGGGTAAATATTAACCCTGAAACTGTATTCGAGGTTAATGGTAATTCTATTAGAGAGTGGGAAATTCATGCCTAATGAACTTATAACTGCCAATAACGTAAATATCCAACCTATTATTGAAACACTAGTAGAACTAGTTAAAGATAAAAAAGCAACAGGCGAATTGGATAACTTGATTAATGCACAACTTCCAGAAAAATCTAGTGCTGATTGGAAGTTAATTTGTGGTGTATTGTGTAACTCAGTCGTTGAGTGGGTAGCACAGAACAAGGGTAATGATGTCGACCCAATGGACTTATTAAGGCATTTACAATCTGATGTAGGTTATATCATGCAAAGATTGGGGTTAGGTTAAACCTCTTTCTACTAACTTAACTTCATAATAAAGGGCGATTTATTCGCCCTTTTTTTATGTCCAAATTCCAGCAACTCCTGAAGGATGCCCGGGCAGCAGGTGATCCCGGCCACTTGTTTGATGTATGATTGAAGTTTGGGAGTTTGGGGGAGTTTGGTAGTTTGAGGGGGCGATTATAATACTTCGAAACGGATTCGGTACCCCCTCTATGTTTGAGGTAAGAGCCGATTAACACCGTTTATCTTACCCCAATTCTTTTGCTCTGTCGGTCAATACTGAAGAGTATCGTTCCTGCTCTGTTTTTATCGGTTATAGTATAGAAGTCAAGTTACAAACTACACTTTAAGCCATTGGCTAGAAATATTATTTAGTCTATTTCTGCCATTGTTATACCATGACTTAACCCATGACACAACTGGTCTATTGCTTTTCTTGTGGATAAGTACCCAAGTACCTTTCTTCCACTCGTAAGTATATGTGTAATCTCTCGTCCATTTATTCCAACGAATCATAACTAATCCTTTCTATTTATATTTCCATTATAACACGAATCATGTCTGATGACAAGTGCGAAGTAATAAAAGTCAGCAGACTAACCCGGGCGCGCCCGGTGCCTGGACTGCAGGTCGCGAACCTTGGGTCCAGGATGGGGAGTTTGGGAGTTTGGGGAGTTACAGGAGTTTGGACACGAAAACAAACACGAAGTATGCAATAATGACCCACTTCAGGGGTATTAATAAAGCTAATAACAAATCCATTCTATCCTTTCTTCTTTCTAGCAGCTGCATCTCCAGCTGCCTGGTTATATAGATCCAGCTGCAGCGTTTGTCAACCAGTCTCTGCAAATAAAAGCCCGGGCTTCTGCGAAAAAAATATCCGTGACTTTGCAGATCACCGGGCGCGCCCGGTGACTAGACTGCAGGATCCGGCTTCGCAGAAAACTGGGAAAAATTGTTATGGGGAGTTTGGGAGTTTGAGGCAGTTTTAGCTGCCAGGCGCCCGGCCTCCCGGCCGACTTATCCACAGGTTATTCCCTGCGGCAAAATGTCGCAGGGGAGTTTGAGAATTAGTTGCTAGAGAACAACTTCTCGTACATATGGTCTAACGTACTACGGTTATCTGACCTAGCATCTTCGTGTGCTTCTGCATTTCGCTTCATCACAGGAACTACCGAATCATAATGATTGGCAATTCTTTTAAGAGTGTCGTTGTTATCTTCGACAGCTTCTATTAATCTATTTAACGCATCCACTATTGGATTGTTAGTATCTTCTGGTAAAACCATAATAGCTCCTTTGTTTCTAATTCTAAGTCCTATTATATCAAAAAATTATCCACATGGCAACATTTAGTTTATTTTATTTTTCTCCAGCTTGGTATGAAGGTGATGAATGACCTGGCGGGCCCGGCAGCTGCAGGTGAAGTTGGGCTGCACAAAAAAGTTAGGGAAACTGGGGAGTTTGCGGGAGTTTCAGGAAGCTCCTGGCTGCATCCGGAGCTGCTGGGATCCCGGCCGACTGATGAATCGGCGGAAAACAAGGATAAACTAGGGGAGTTTCAGGGAGTTTGCCCGGCGGGCGCCCGGTGCGCAGCTGCGCGAGTTATCCACAGGTTATCCACAAGAAATTTATGATAAGGGAGTTTGGGAGTTTGACACGATTTTAGTAAAGTCAAGGTCCGCGAGCCGTCCTTCGTACAGCCCAGGCACTTGGAACACGTTGTTTTGGCCGAGATCCTTGGATTTGCATCCGTGAAACAATTTGACTTGCTCTGCGAGAGGCAAGCTAACTAAGATATAAGAGGGTGCACCAGCTGTAGCATGACGCATATTCCATGCAATTTGGAAAGGAGATAGTACCACTTTGTTACTACTATTGGCGACTTTTAATTCTATTGTAAAGAATCCTGTTTGTTTATGATAAACTAAGCAATCTGGGAATCCTGGTGTAACGTAGCTTTCTAGCCTTGATGTAATGTATTCACCAGCGTCTAAATATTTCTTTAAACTCTTCCAAAAATTTGTTTCCGTTTTTACGGTCATACTTCTTCTTGTTTTTGTTCACTCTTTGTTTCCACAGGGGTGATGTCTTTAGGTCCTTCGCTATTGGATTTCTCGACCGATATGATTGTGTTGTTTCCTTCTTTTTTAACTTGTCCATCTAAACCTAATTCCTTTAATGCTTTTAAAACGTCATCACGCGACATACTATCAATGGATCCTGTTCTGATTTCTTTACGATCAATGTACAATCCTGCGGCTTGACCCCGCAAGCGCTCAGCATTAACAGCAGCACTATAAGACTTTTCTGCCAATGACTTTTCACGTAGCCTAGCCAATTCTTGCACATGTTTATTTAACTTGACCTCGTGTGTCTTTTCGATTTCTGCCCTACGCGCAACAACAGCTTCTACTACTTTTGGAAATCTTTTTCCATTCAATAATTCTGACGCAGTTGTATTTGCTCTTTCCTCTGCATATCCAGCTTGTCTTGCACATTCTGTAGGTGTTAATCTTCCTTCGTTTTCTGTATATATTTTTACAAATATACGTTGTTTATCTGTTAATCCATCATTTCTAATTGGGTACTTTTTTGCCATATTTGTGGCACCACTTGTGGCACCACTAATTCTTTTATCTACCATGCTAAACCCCGCAGTATAGTTGAGTTTTTACTCATTTTATTTTCCAA